GGGGAAGTCGACGCTGGGAAGTAGTTGAATAGAACACCGGGACTTTGGCGGGCACACCTTGGGTGTCCGCATTCGTTTTTAATGTGGCCCTGGATTATATACAGAGCACACTTTGTCCAAAGTCCCGTGATAACGGATACGAAATGCCTAACAAACCAAAGCAGTCAAGGCAGCCAAAGCGGAGACCAAACCGCAGGAGACGGCGCAACAAACAACAGCCGCGCTCCTCCGGCGTGTCCCCCTATGCTAAGATGCTTGCGGATCCTTGCAACGCTACCCTTATTCCGGGTCTTTACGGAGATTCGGAGGGGCTCCTCGCAAGACTCAAGAACGAACTAACGTTCTCGAGTAACTCAAGCCCCGCCACTTGCGGGTATATGCTGTGGTTAGCCGATTCGCACGGTGCCAACCAGACCGGACCAGGAAGCTACCGTACCGGCTCACTAGTCGGTGCACGGTTCGACAACACCAACGAGTCTGTGACTAACACTGCTGCAACACCTGCGTACTGCGGTGCTGTGGCGGGTCACGACAGCCAAGGCTTTAGTCGGGAAGACCCAGCTCTACCTTTGGTCAACGGAATCGCTCGCGATGCGCGCACGCTAAGTGCATGCATGCGAATGGCGTACCTTGGCTCAATGCAGTCTGCTGCAGGACAAGTCGCATTCCTGGAGAATGTCCCCCTAACCAATATGCTTGGTAGTTCTGTGGACGAGCTCTTTCGCTTGGCCACTCATGTCAAGCGCATTGGAGTCGGGACCCACGAGATCAAGTTCCGACCTAGTGAGAACTCTAAGTTCTTCTCCTCGTTCGAACTTGCGAACGTTATGACCCAATCGCAGCGCGATGTTTCTTCTCCGTTAACTCTTGGATCCGAAGGATCCGGTGTTACTACGGTTGAGGACGTCCGCGGTCCACGCGTATTCGGATTCGCATGGCGCGGAACGGACGACGCGACGAACATTGCGTTCGAGTTCATAAAGAACGTTGAGTGGCGTCCGAGAACTGACTCAGGTCTGCCAACGATTAAACCTGTAGCTATCCATGAAACTTCCATGGTACACCATGCTGAGCGTGAATTAGATCGCAAACTTGGTAGCACTTGGTCACTAAGCTCACTTACGAGCTCAGCTGGCCAACTCGCCGAGACCGCCCTCACCGGTGTGCTCGAACAGGTTGGTTCTTCTGCTAAGAAGTACTTGTCAAAGCAGGCAATGCAAATGGGCATTGGCGTGCCAACAGCTCTGGCTTTGTAAGCCGGCAACCCAAAATCCCTCCTACTAATCTGTTGTAGGACGCTTATCAGTGGATAGACTAACCGTTGACTGTTACCATCAACAATTTTCAGAAGTGCATACATCTGAAATAATTGGTGCTAACTATCACACGTGTAGGACATCCACCACCCCCTCACTAAGATGTTGTGAGGCACAAACAAC